ATTGCCTCAATGTAGGCAGAACGTATTTCTTTTCCTTTCTTTTTTGCTGCTGGTGAGGAGAGTTGTTTGTCATAACTGTGTCCAATCTTTTCATCACCAGCACCATATAGGAACGCATACGTAACAGTCTTAACTAATTTACGAGAGATCCCTACCTTTTCGGCATTAACTTGGTGAATGTCTCCGTTGAGTAAGATGTTGGCGTATCTGCCGTTGTCATAACGAGCAAGAAAGTGGCTAAGCATCCGAAGCTCAATCCCAGCAAGATCAGCGCCGACCATAACTTGACCCGGACTTGGCTGGAAAAGTTCTCTAAATCTTGAATCGCTTGGCACTTGTGCGAGATTGGGGTTACGGTGTGCACATCTGAACGTTGACGTTGCGACTGAACAGTGGTGATGTATCCTTTGTTCATTCGTAACAAGCTTGAGCCAAGCGTTCGTGCCTTGCGAGAGGAGACCAAGCATTTTGGTTACCGTCAAACATCTCAGTAACATTATAGAAATCTCTGATCCTATCTCTTTCAGAATAGGTTCGTCGATAATAGGCTTCCCAGTTGCCGTCCGCTGGCTTGGTTCCCATCCATAGAAGGTCGTAAGAATCCATGCAATATGATCTCTTGATGTAGGGTTAAATTCTTTTAGGCGTGTGAATGGAGCACCTTGGACATAGCCTTGGGTCCGATTATTTCGTTTAGGAGTAAATACTGATCCTTCAACGAAAGGGTGCCTGTTGCGTAATAGTTGGTGAGTTTCTTGAAGTTCTTGCTGGAGAGTTTGTGTAAGCTCCCATGCAGCTCTTTCATTAAAATACCATCCATGTTCCTCCTGGCGTTGTAAAATAAATGCTGCTTCTTGTTCTAACGTAACCCAGCTAGGTATGGGCGGAAGTGCTCGCATAGTTTGGTGGTAACTTTTACATCTTGTATGCAATAATCTTGCATTTCTTTTGACCAACATTTCCAGTCACTTGTTTTACCAAAGTCACCTTTGTTTTCACCAAGACGATACCCATAAGCTTCTAGTGAATGTGATCCGTATAATTTAAGTGGCATACCATCCCAAATTTTCTTTTTATCTAGATCCATCAAGTCTGGGTGATAAAGACGGCTAAGCAAAAGAGTATCCAAGCAATCGCCAATACGTCTAAACCATGGATAAAGTTTATTGATGACACTAAGATCATAATTAATAATGTTATGACCAGAAATGAAATCAGCATCTTCGAGGAGCTGGATACCACGTACAATCGGGTCCGCTGCTGGTTGATCACTAGCTGTTTTAAATGATTGATCATTGAACACCATTGTTTGATCAGTGTCTGTATCATAAATAACCATACAGTGGATTTGGGTAACATCACGTACCAGTCCGTCAGTTTCTAAGTCAAAGATTAACATCAGTTGTTATGCCAAACGTACGTCTTATCGACGAACTTAGCACGCTCTACTGCTTCAGGTGTAGGTGGGTTAGGTGGAGTTAGAATAGCTTGCTGATGTGGGGACTCAAAAGTCTGAGGTTGCATCGAACTCTGCTTCTTGTTGGGTTTCATGGAATTTACAGGTAGGTAGATCGTAACTTAGTTGACAGGCGACGCCAGTTTCGCCGCTATAGCGATTCTTGAGGATTCTAACAGTTGTAGAAGAGTGTTTAGATCCGCTCTGTTGGTCGCGTTCAAGTCCAATACATGCGTCAGATAATTGTGCAATTGCTGCACTTCCACGCAATTGTCCAAGTGTAACTCTAGCCCCTTCTTCATGGTTTTGATCAGATGATGTACGTTTTAGGTGGCTTACTAAAAACAATGCAATACCTGTACGTTCAACAAGTGAGCGTAACCGAGTCATTGTAGTGTCAATCATCCGACGTTCATCACCATCTAATCCGCTGAGGAGGATGGACAAGTGGTCGAGGAAGATGACTTTTGTATCCAAACCGGAGGCGAGATACTCGATACGGTTGTAAATAATATCAGGATCAAAGCTGCCAAAGCCATCAAAAAGATAGAGATCCCATCTTGCGAGAGTATCTTCATAAGCTTGGGTGAGTGTCTCTCTGTCATGTTCACCAAGGTGTAAAGATTTGCCAACATGGGCAGACATTAGCCCTAAGGCTGTACGACGGTTGGATTCTTCCAACGCCAAATAACCAACCCGCTCCCCCTTGTCAAGAAGGTGAGTTGCAAGTTCACGACAGAAGCTGGATTTGCCGATACCAGATCCTGCAGTGATTGTGACAAGCTCTCCATACCTGATCCCGTGAAGCTTTGATTGTAATCCTTGAAATGGGTAGTCATGATCTGATGGTGGTGATGGTGTAGTAACAAGTTCTAAGAGGGTTTTCCCGTCAACGATACCATCTGGACGGTAAGGTCTCGCGTCCCAAATAGCTTTACAAACCGAGTGAGAGTCACCGGCAGATAAGGCTTCTGACGCATCCTTGTAATCACCTTGTAGGTTAGCAATCGAGCATTTGCCTGGTGGTAAGACGCTTGCCGCTTCCGTCGCCGCCTGACGGCCTGCCTCGTCATTGTCGAAGAACAAGACAACCTCATCATAGCCCTGTAACCACTCGAGATTCCTTTGCACCGCTTTCTTTGCACCAGAGGCACCGCTAGGTAGAGATACCATCGGCCACCCCGGCATAGCTTCTTGACATGAAGCTGCATCAAGTTCACCTTCTGTAATGACGACTCTTTTACCAGAGCTGGGGAAGAGATGTTGCCCAAAGAAATACCCAGGCGACTGTCCTTCATACGTAAACTGTTTGTCTTTTGTTTTTACTTTAGCGCCAACTACGACGCCAGAGCTGTCATGATAGTAGAAGCGTAGCTTGTTACCATCACGGTAGATTTTATACTGTTGACATACCTTTTCAGATATGTTACGTTTATGCAGCCTTTCAGCTGAACCTAGTATTTGCACACGTTTGGTTTGATGAATGTGTAAAGAAGGTTCACCATCACCGTGTGTATAGTGATGGCAAACAAAACAATAACTGTGCCCATCAGAGTAAACACTGCTGGCATCAGATGATCCGCAGTTGTTACATGCCTCATGCCTGATAAATTCAGAGGAGCCATTGGAGTGGGATGTTGTGGAATGATGTCCACGGTATGTCATGTCGTTCACACCATTTGGCGTATGTAGTTTTAGAACGTTTACTGATTGTGTTGAACGGAGCTTGAAATACCATACGTAGATCTATCTCAGGATTAAGTGTTTTAACTGCCTTGATCTTTCTTCGATCATCAGAATCCCAGTAACCTTTACATTCGAGGATAACACCATTGGGTAAAATAAAATCAGGCGTATAAATGTGCTCAATAACGTAAGGGACTTTTGTGGTTTCGTACTCATACTTTACTCCAAGCTCGACAAGTAAA